TTTAATTTGCTCTTAGACAACGGATTGCTTGTTAGTGAGGATCCGACAGAGCAGAGGGCGTATAGATTGAGTTATTCAAAGGTAGAGACTGGTGTATAAAGAATTGGTCAGAAGATTTGGAGAGTAAATATTATGGATTTAGAGCAAAAAGCCATTGAGAGAATTCGACTTGCATCTGATCTCTCGTTGAAACATTATGGAAAGCCACTTGTATGTGAGTATTCCGGTGGAAAGGATTCAGATGTACTTTTGCAACTATTCAGAATGGCTGAAATTCCTTTTGAAGTACACAACTCTCACACCACAGTAGATGCACCGCAAACAGTAAGGCATATCAAAACTGTGTTTTCTGAATTGGCAGACAAGGGTATCAAATGTGAAATCGACTATCATGTGCAGGAAAATGGCAAACGTCTTACTATGTGGAATCTTATTCCAAGAAAGCTGATGCCACCTACCAGAATTGTTCGGTATTGCTGCCCAGAACTAAAAGAGGGTGGTAATCCAAACAGAATGATTGCGACAGGTGTTAGATAGGCTGAGAGTAGAAAGCGAAGCAACAGAAGCCTATTTGAAGTATTAGGACGGACAGCAAGCAAAAGCATCGGTGTTTCTGATGAAAAAATGCTTATCACTGACAATGATAATACTAGAAGATTATTTGAAAATTGCCAGATGAAAGCAAAAACAGTAGTCAATCCAATTATTGATTGGACAGATCAGAATATCTGGCAGTTCATTGGTGAGAAAGACATTCAAGTATGTGAACTGTATCAATGCGGATATAACAGGTTAGGCTGTCTAGGTTGTCCGCTTGCATCAAAGAAGCAGAGGGAAAAGGAAATGTATGATTTTCCAAAGTACAAGCAAGCCTATATACGTGCTTTTGACAGAATGATTGAGGAACGCAAGCGGCGTGGAAAAGATGTGAAGTGGAGTTGTGATGAAGAAGTCTATCTATGGTGGATGCAAGATAACAATGTAGTTGGTCAGATGGAATTATCTGATTTTGTTGAATATTGAAATCATGGAGAATTGCACAATAGCGTGTCAGTTGCTTGCATAGGGAAAGTGAGGATAGAAATGAGTGATGTAATGGAACTTATTCAGAATGAAGACGGCGCATTTAGCGCATATGATGATACCTATGACATTACAATACATTGCGAGACAGAAGAAGAACAGAAGAAAGTTATTGAGCGTTTAAAAGCTACCAACTGGATTCCAGTATCTGAAAAAATGCCGGATAAACGTGACTGGTGCCTTGCAGTATTCAGAGAATCAGATACAGAATATCAATTAATTCCAAGGGTTGCGGAGTTCATGAATAGACCAGACGATGAGCATGCAACGGCTGATGGTTGGCATATTATAGATTTTTTTGAAGGGTCGAAAGAATATATAAAATTGTTAAAATGTGTTGCTTGGATGCCGCTTCCAGAACCATATAAGGAGGACTGAATAAATGTTAAAAATAATACGATGCGAAGGAGATGGGCAAGGTAGCTGCAAGGGATGCAACGATAAAGGCATCTGGAACAGGCACTGGACATGCTTCTTATACAAGATAGAGGGGCAGGAAGGCTGCTATTGCGAGAAATGCATAAAAGAAATTATGAGGAAAGAGGAGAAAGACTGAACATGGAAATATCAATTTTTGAGAAAGACGGCAAGACCTACACCAGATTCAAGATCACGTTAAAAGAGTTTAAATTAAAGTTTCTGAGAAATCTGCTGACAAAATACGGTATTGACACATCAGAGCCGGTCAAGAAGAACAGCAGATACATTTACTTCGAAAAGGAGAGAGACTGGATTAATGGGGAAATGTAAATTAACCTGCCCGGATGGTGAAACAGAGTGCTGCATTTGCTGTGATAAACAGGATTCCTGCCAGTGCAGATGTGATGATATGGACAGTTATGAATACGCGGAGGAGTGTGAGGATTATGCAAAGGAGGAAGAAACATGATTACATTCTTATTAGGGTTCACCCTTGGAATCATAGTCGGAGTGGCCGGTCTTGTATGCATAGCGATCATGTACGACAAACACCACCCAGACGATTAGAAAGGAGAACAGTATGCTGACAAGGAACAAGAAGTTGAAAGACTACGGTATTCCGGCAGAGGACATTGAAAAAACTGAATACGATGCTGAAAGACTTCCCGGCAGAGTACGGATACCTGCTTACCAGTGCCGCCTTGTCAGCTTGCCCGAAAAACACGGTGATAGCGGATATGGTTATCGAGAATATTCTACACCGGAAAAGTTACAGAAAAATCAGCAAAGAAAGATATATCCCGATGAATCCGAAGGACTTCTACGGATACAGACGCAAGACCGTCGCTGTACTGTATGAGAGGATGAGGCTGTTGGGAATGTGGGAGGAAAAATAAATGAAGTTAATTGATTTAATAGCAGCAATTGGCGGCGATCCCGAAAGCAAAAATAAAATTCAGATATGCCACCCGGGAAGAAACTGGGATAATTATGATACATTCAATGCCGGTTCGAAGCTGCTGAAACCATTTTATGGCTTAGAAATAAGCTGTCTTTCAGCGATAGAGACGGATGTGTTCAGAGCTGACTTGGTTTTTGATGAGAAAGAGGGTGAAGTAGATGAGCAGACTGATTGATGCAGACGAATTAATTAAATACATCAAAATTTGGGAGATCGGGACAAGTATTAGTTCAGATCAGAAAGAGTTTATTGATTGTGTCAACAAACAGCCGACTGCTTTTGATGTAGAAAAGGTTACGGATGAAATTTTAAGAGCAAGCTGTATAGCAAGACCCATGGGGTGGGATCGTAAAAGAGAAATTATTGAAACGCACACGGCAATTGAAATCGTGAAAGGCGGTGGAATTGAATGAAATATCCAGAAGAAATGTATATTGATAGCCAGATATTTGCAGGAGATATGGACGGTTCAGAATCCAATCTGACAGAAAAAGTCGTAAAAATAAGGAATTCTCATTTATGCTGTGTATGTGAAAAGCAGATACCTAAAGGCGAAAGAATGCTAAATCAGAGAGCAATAGTAGAGGGACAAGGCTGGTGCAGTTGTTATATTTGCCTGCCATGCGTTGAAAACTGGCTGGAAGAATCAGGGCAAGTAGAGGAACACGGATGAGCAAAGACATTTCAACCATGTTTACAAAAGAAGAAAATAAAAAGAATGGAAGACTTGGGTATGGACTGGCTACCAGAGAAAAGGAAACTGTTATCAGTCCGGCACAATATGGAACATTCTTGCAGAAAAGAGGTAAGAGAAGATGAGCAAATCGGTATTGGTGTTGGATACGCCGAAAAATTGCTATGATTGCCCGTTCGGAACTGCATACTGCGGCGAACTTGAATATGTGGGTTATTGTGAATTAGCTGGCTGTTTAGATTATGACGTAATTCTGATGACAGAAGAACATTATGATTGCGAAAGCAAATCAAGGCCCGATTGGTGTCCACTTATGGACTTGCCAGAGAAAGATAATGGAGATTATCCAGCTAATACGTCTGATGCCGGCTTTGCGGAGGGCTGGAATCAGTGTATTGATGAGATTACAGGAGGAAATTATGATGATTGATTTAACAGGAAAAAACGTATTTGTAAGAACGCGGGAAGAATATTTGAGTGTTCTGAAAATAGCAAGGTTTCAGGGATTCAAATGGGCGAGAGAAAACCATTTAAACCATATCGAAATTCCATTTCCAAACATATTGATTTTTTACGATAATAAGATCGCTACTTACAGCTTTGAAAAGGAATTGCTTGAAGCATCCAAAATCGTC